AAATGGTACAACAGGTGCATACACAGTACAATTAAAAGCTGTATCTGGTTCAGGTGCAACAGTTACTTTTTCAGCAACAGACAAAGGCTATAAACTTATTTATCTTGATGGTGTTGCAACTAACACTGGTCTTTTTGAAGCGGCTGTAGGGGCAACTGGAGATGTGACTCTTACAGGAACACAGACTTTAACAAACAAAACTTTAACTAGTCCCGCAATTGGAACAAAAATTGCAGACACTAATGGGAATGAATTATTACTTTTAACGGCTACAGGTTCAGCGGTTAATGAATTTACTTTAGCTAATGCTTCAACAGGTAATGG